CTTTGCATTTGTGGGGGAGTGGTCCCGTCAAATTCACTTAGATTTGAACCTGCTGTATTTAATTGATTTAATAATCCCATGATTTTATTTTATTATAAATATTTAATATTATTGAACCTCATATGAGCCTAATTTTAAAGCTTCTCCTACTTTAGCTCCATCTAAAGTTACAGCCCCACCAGTTTGGATAACATTTATAAGTTGTTGGAGGAGAGCATTTGTTGGACCCATATCTACATTTACTGAACCCCCAGCATCACCTGTTTGTTTTGATTTTTTCTTTTTCCCACCTAAATCAGTTCCTACTATCATAGAATCTTCTTTGTCAAGTTGGATTGATCCTTTAGGACCACTTACTACTGTTTCACCTCCAGGTCCAATAACCCCATCTTTCATTTGGGAGTATACTAAGGCAGCCGCTCCAGCAGCTAAAGCTAAACCTAAAATAACACCTATAGGACCAGCTTTTGCCATCCCACCGATTACATTAGTTAACATAGTCCCCATAGATTTCCCAAAGTTTTTATTAGTTTCCCTTCCTTCTTTTTTAGTAAATAGTAATTTTAATTTTTGGTAGGCTAGCATAGTCTGCTCTATAGCTAAAGCTCCTTTTTGTTGGGCGAAACTTTTTGTTTCTAATATAGCGGTTTTGGATTTTTCTTTACCCATAGCTTTTTGTATCCCTAAAATAACCCCTTGGGTTACTTGGAATGTCTGATATGCTGCTATAACAGGTAATAAATATTTACCCCAATCAATAACAAAACCAACAATTTCTCCAATAACTCCAGCAATAGGTCCTACTATTTCAAATACTTTACCTAATATATCAAATACAGGCATTAAAGCGTCTCCTATTTGGATGAATATTCCTTGTAGTTTTTCCATCATAGAAGCCATTTTGGCTTGGTTTGATTGGGCCTCTAAACCTACAGCCGCTTCTTCACCTAGTAATTTAACTATTTCAGCTTGTGATTTACCTTGTGATTTTAGATTGTTATATTTTTCTAAGGCATTAGCACCCTCAACACCACTCATTTTAGCTAAGGCTTCTCTATCTATTAAAGATTTAGCTAGTTCATCTCTAGATAACCCAGCTGCTTTTGCTATTGCTTCTTGTTGAATAACGTTCATTTTCCCAAACTCAGCAGATGAACCTACTTGTTTAGCTATTTCAGCTGCCGCTTCTGTAGTTTTACCATTTAATGCTAACCCCCTTGCTCTCTCAAAATTAAGATTCTTTCCGGTAATAAGTTCTGCACTTAATTCACTTTCAATAGATGATTCAAAATCTAATAAACTGCTAGCCATCTTATCGGCTTGTTCCAGATTTAAACCAAACTGTTTAGCTTGAACTGCTGCTTTAGCTACTGCTTCAGCACTTCCCCCTAATGATAGTTTTAGGGAAGCCGAAGCACTATTTACTTCTTTTAATATTTCTTTTTCATTAACAACTAATTTATTTCTAGAAGCATATGCTCTAGCACCCCCTAATATTTCTTTTGTATTATCATCTAAGGATTTACCATTAATTAAAGATAATTTTTCAATTTCAGCTAATTCACTATGTTGAAGGCCCATAGTTTTAACCATTTTAGTCATAGTGACTAAATCATCTTTATTTAATTGAGCTCTAGTTCCTACAGCACTACTCATGGCCATTTGGGATTCTTGAAGACCCTTAACAGTAACATTAATATCTCCTGAGTAGTTAGCTATTTCAGCAAAGTCCCTCCTCATAGTATGGGCAGCATCCATAGATACTCCTAACCCCCTAGCTAGTTCTTCTGTAGCTTTATCAGCAGAGAGAAGACCAGCTACTATCCCTCCTATAGTTAGCTGCATTATATTAGCGTAACTAAAATTTTCTTTAAGGTTACTACCAACTTTTTTTAGAAAGGAGGATGTTGCTGAAAACTCTTGATTATTTTCTTTAGCAGCTTGACCTAATTTATGAGTATCATCTAAGGCTTCAGTAATACCTAGGCTAGGGAAACCTATCTTCTGTAAAGCTTTATCTATACCTCCTGCTAATTGAGGGGCAATCCCTAACTGTTTGTTTATTTCTTTATTTCTTTGAAGAACTTTTTTAAATTCATTATCAACAAGTTTAGCTTCTTGGATTTGATTTGTAATAGCATCTGTATTTTTACCCTCATTCTCAAGAATATCTTTAGAAATTTCAAGATTCTTTATATACTGTCTATATTTTTCTTGGGCTTTTTTAATTGACTTTTCATCAATAGAAGTCTCACCAAGTTTAACATCAACAATAGTATTTGCTTGAGAGGCTATACCTTTTAATGCTGATCTTTGGAGGTTTAAAGCATGGTTTTGCTTGGATATTTCTTGGAGGGATTGGTTGAAGGATTTGGATATGTAATCTAAATCAGGCCTAAGTCCCTCAAGAAGGGTCCCCATTTGGGAAATTTGATCATTAATTGATTTTATATCATCTCCTGGATCTGAGAAGGGGGAGTCTAGGTTTGTAAGGTCTTTATATTCTTTTTTTAGATTTTCAAGATTTTTCCTAGCTTTATTTATATCGTCATTAAGACCTGCCATAAGGGGTTATTTTGTTATAAATAGGTAAAACCCACAAGTTTATTTGTAACTCGTGGGTTTTTTATAAGTTTTACTAGCTTCTAAGAAATCAGGGGCATTTACTTTTCCTGAGGAGTCTATTAAGGTTTTTTCTCCTTTGTTAGTTTGAGAATCATATTCTTCTTTTTGGTCAGTATGAAATTGTTGGATTTTTAAAAATGTGAACTTTCTTAACCAAATAGGCATACTATAAACAGTTTCCCATTGATATCCACCTTGACCATGAAAACATATTTCATGTATTTGTTTGAACAGAGCCGCTCTAGCTTCAGGAATTATATCAAGCGTCAGGCCAAAAAAAGTTAACCCCAATTGGGATATTGACTCCAGACCCATAGCTATCGGGAAAAAAAGTCAGATCTACGTCTGGTTGGATTTTATTTATATATTCTCTTAAAGCTCTTGAGTCCATAGCTAAGAGGTAATTATCTATAAACTCTCGGATGTCTTTTTTGTCTCTCTCCCCACTAACTGATGTAATGAGATATTTCAATCTTGTTGTAAGTTCGGGAGATGAATCTTTATTTATTTTTTTAAGACCTTCTAACTCTCTAGAAATATCTTGCTCATCTTTATGAGTTAGGAGTTTGAATGTTACTTCTGTTCCTGAGTTTGGTAGTGTGAATGGGAAGTCGTTCGTTTTGGATTTGAATAAGTTCTCATCTAATTCTTTATTCTCTAGTAATGATAAATCTACAGTTTGGGATTCTCCATCGTAGTTAAATTTGTAATCTTTCCCATACCCTAATACGCGGGCTGCTACCATAATGGCGTTTTTATCACCTATAAGCAGTTCATCGTAATTGATTTTTGATATGATTAATGATTTCATTAACTTATCTAATACTGTTCCTTTTTGAATATATGATTGGTTAGTAAGAATATCTTCCTCACGTGCAGTCATGTATTTCATTTCTACAGTTCCTTTTGCTAATTCGGAATCTTCAGGGTAAAGTAAACCTTTGGAAGGTAATTCAATTGTCTCTGTTGGGAGTTCAAATTTACTCATAATTTTTATTTTGTTATAACTTATTTGTCTTATATAAATATATTGGAATATAAGAAGCTTACCCTAGATGGGCAAGCTTTCTTAAACTATCTATAGTTTTTTTGCATCTTTAACCATTTATCAGCTTGGTCTTGACCTAATCTATCTATTATCCTATCATATTCTATACTTACCCAATCAACATTTTTAGATGATTGGGTGAAATATTTTTCAACTAATGAAAATATTCTTTCAGCTGTTTTTACGTTAATTGAAAAATCATCATTAACCATATCATCTAATATAAAAGGTTTTAATGAGTTTAAATTAAAATCATGCATCCCATCTAAACCACATATACCCCCAAAATTAGATATTTTATAAGCTATTGAATCTAAATCATCCCAGTTAATATTAGAAGAGCCAAATAAGGATTTATGGGTACTTAAAGCAACATCTTTTTTTAATAAATCAATAATTTCAGGATATTTTTTAATAATATCTAACCATTGGGATACATAATAACATTCAGTTATAATTGGTTTTGTTAACCTATTATTATATAAATACTCTCTTAAATCAAAATTATCCATAGTTTATATATTAAAATATAAGAAGCTCACCCTAGATGGGCAAGCTTCTTTAAAAAATATTTGTTTCTTCTTATTAGAAGTTTAATACACAGTAATCTGGTTGTACTGTCATTGAGATTTCAACAGCGGCATCTGTAGTGTCCCAACCATAATCACCAAATGTAGCTTCAGTAATCATTGCACCTTTAATTACCCATTCAGAAACGATATCTCCTACAGGGCCTATTACATTAAATGTTAAATCTTTCTTATAGAAATCAGAATACCCATCTCTACCTGTTACAGATTCGTGATGAAGACGTACCCATTCCATTACTGATTGAGCTCCTGAAGGGGTAATAGGATCAAACAAAGTGAATTGGATTGGATTCCACTTAGTTTTACCTTTCACAAAACGTTGAACGTTCATGTGATTTAATTCCACACTTCCTTGAGTTAATGAAACAGCTCCTACCCCTTTAACCATGTATGAGGGAACCCCATCAATGTACATTATAAACCTATTTGGTTGTTTTGGTTCAAATGCTGTGAAGAATATTTCGTTTGGATCTAGTATTGCCATTTTATTTTCTTATTATATTTTATTATAAATATTTAATTTCTATATTTTTTATGAAGGAAACTCAGCTCCTGTTGGTAGTAAGATAAAATCTAAACTAACAAATTCTGCTGTTCTAGTTGGTTGAATATAAATTTGACCTACTAATTGATTTCTATCAATAACGTCTTGTGTATTATTTTTATCATCCATAACTACTTTAAAAGCATACAATCCTCCTTTTTGTTGGATAATTTCCAAGTATGGATTAATTTCAGCTAAGAATTTATTTCTAGTAGCAGTTGTATTTTGTTCAAATACTAAATTATCAGCAACTTGACCAATATAGGATTTTAACTCAAGTAATGATCTACGAACCCCGATTCTATCAAGTGCAGATGCTGCTTTTTGAAGTGTTTTCTGACCAAATACTACAATTCCTTTTCTTGGGAATGTGTTAATTGGGTTGACATTATTATCATATAAAGAAGCTTTATTTGCTTCTGATAATTTTTGTTTAGCTCTAAGTACTGTAGATAAACCACCTCTACTAATTCCTGCTGGTGCGTTCCATGAGTTAGATACTTTATCAGTATATGCATACACTCCAGGTATTAACGTTGAAGCAGGCACCCATACTTGTTTACCTGTTTCTGGGTCTTGGACTTGTAACCAAGGCCAATAAGTAGCAGCATACGATGTGTTTCTTGATGATGCTTTATTTACAGCTTCTGTTAATGTTCCTTCATACTCTACCATATCTACAACATAGATATTATCTCCTCTTTCTATTGTGTTTGTAATAATTGAACTAACTGTTGAATTATGCTTACTATCTAATAATCCTGGGGTTGAGAGTATATTGAATTGATAATCATTTACATTTGATAGTAGGTCAACCATATCAGTATAGTCACCTTCTACTAATCCCTGTGTTTGTGTTGAGATATTATCATAAAAATTAGCTCCACCTACAACAGTTCCACCAGCTCCACTAAATGAACCTGATCCATTTAGGGGGATTGATGCTGTGTAAGCTGTTACTGCAGTTCCTGAACTATTTAGGTAATTTGGAGTTGGAGTAACATCTTTTACTCTAACATATCTAGAGGCATTATTATAAGAACCAGTAGTTATATTAATTTGTTCTAATACTGAATCATAAGCTACTACTTGATCTCCTATTACTTTAGAAATATATCTTGTTGAATTTGGATCTAAATTTACACCATTAAAACTCTCAAGAATAATTTTATCTGAAGTTTTATCATCTCCACGTCTAACAAGAACATTAAATGTACCTGATCCTGTATTAGCTGCTGTGATTTCCCATCTAATATTATCTAGAGTTCCATTTACTAGGGTTCCGTCAGAATTTAATGTTCCTTCACTATTCATTATTGTACCCTCTGATAGAGTTTCTAATGAAAATGAAGCAGATGTAGCACCTAACCCATTACTAATAATTGATGATGTTGCTGGTGTGTATGTACCTGAAGCTACTCTAGCCACTAGAAGAGATTCTCCTCCTTCTACAAAATAATTATATGCTGCTAGAGATGTTAAGTAAGAATAAGTATCACTCCCACTAATAAAAGATCCACCGAATCTATTTTTATAGTCTGAGTATGAGGTTACTATTGTTGGGATTTCAACTGGTCCTTTAACGGTTGGTCCTATAATAGCTGCTCCAACTTTAACGGGAGTTCCGGTAATGAAAGTATTGTCTAATTCATTAAGTTCTACTCCGGGTGATGTAGGAAAATTTGCCATTTTGTTATTTATGTTTTTATTTTGTTATAAATATAATGCTTCTTAGGTAAAAGTTGCTCCTGTTGGAGTAATATTAAAACTTAAGGTGATGAATTCAGCTGTTTTTGTAGGTTGAATATAAATAGCTCCTACTAATTGATTATTATCAATGACATTTGATGTATTGTTGCTGTCATCCATTATTACTTTATAATCAGTTAATCCTTGTCTTTGCTGTATAGAAGATAAATAAGGATTTACTTGTGAAAGAAAGTCATTTCTAGTAGCTACAGTATTTTGCTCAAATACTAAATTTTCAGCCATATTACCTATTTGAGTTTTTAATTCTATAAGTAATCTTCTTACACCTACTCGATCAGTAGCGCTTTGTTTTTTCTTTAATGTCTTTTGTCCAAATACCGTTACTCCAGTATTAGGAGAAGTTGTAATTGGATTTACATTAGCTTTATATAGGTCGTCACGATTGGTTTTAGTTAATTTTCTTTCTGCTCTTGTAGCTGTTGCAATTGACCCTCTAAGAGTACCTGCAGGAGCATTCCATACCTCAGCAGATGCATCATTAAATGCATATACTCCAGGTATCATTGTTGAAGCTGGGACCCAGATTTGTTGTGCTGTGAATGGATCTAAGGTTTGAACCCAAGGCCAATAAGCAGCAGCATATGAATTATTTACAGAAGTTGCTTGAGTTGTTACTGGGATTAAGTTAGATTGATATTCTACTAAATCTATGATTGCTAAAGTATCTCCTCGACTTTGACAGTTGGCAACTAAAGAGCTTAAAGTGGATGAATGGGATGCAAATCCTTTAATTAACCCGGGTACTGATATGTAATTGTATTTAAATTCATCAGTATTAGCAAGTAAAGCTACAGATTGATCATAATCAGATGCTTGTAATCCTTGGGTATTTAGGTTATCTATATTATTATAGTAGTTTCCAGCTGTGGTTGGTATATTTGAACCTACGGCTCCACCAAAACTTCCTGAAGATGCAATTGGAATAGATGATGTATATTCATTTTTTGCATTACCAGCATTATCTAAATAATTAGGGGTTGGGTAGTTTACTTGTTTTATTCTAATGTAATTAGATTGGTTAGGATAATTACCAGTTAAATCTAC